TCTTCAAGGATATCATCACTCATCTCATGTCTCCTATGTTTGGTATAAGTTGGTATATATATCTCACACACACGTGCACAGTAGATGGTAGTGTATAATACTAAGGGGACACGTTAATGCCCCCATAATACTACGATCTCCAAAGGTTTACTTGAAACTCTGCCTTTGCTTCACCTAACCTGTCCAACATCTGCTGTAGTCTAGCCATTGGATCCTTCCACTTACGTACTACACATAGCTTCATCACCATCTTGATGTCAGCCTCAGCACGGTTGATCTTGTTACGCTTGTTAACCATAGCTTCAGTAGCTTCAATAGCTTGTACTTCTAACTCAGGTACTTCTTTCATTGCTTGGGTCTCATCTTTTATATCTTCTAAGTATACCATTTATATATCTCCATTAATTAATATTTAAAATCAATTGAAAATAATCAAATCAAAAATAACTAAAAAGTGATAACTAAAAACCCTATTTAGGGGTACACCATTGTATAAAACACCACACACTAAAATCCTATAATTTTTGAAACTTTTTTCATTTTAATCTAATTTCCTTTGCATATACTATTAACAATGGTATATTACTATATCGGTAGTGTAATGCTATCACCCAGATAGTACCCCTGTGTAGGTTCTGCTAAATGGGTCAGACGTTGGGTTGCCCCATCATATAGATGTAAGGATTCCCCCGATAACCGATGAAAAATGCTTAATTATAAGCTTAAGATATGGGAGAACATTACTGGTCTTAAGTGAAGTTTTGAGTTAAAGATCCAAAAAAGTTCCTCTGGTGCTCAGGGGATAGCTCTATCTAATTGGAGATAATATGGCGAAAAAAGAATACAAGTTAGTTATAGATTACGATTGTGAAGATTATGACGAAACTGGTATGGATCGTGTTTGGCTTGATACTGGTGAACATGTAATAGAATTACCTATAGAATTATTACCTTATTTAGAAGATTCTGAAATACTTGGAATTGCCTAATAGACCAAACCCCCTGACGGGGTTCGGATAGATTTAAATGAGACATTATAAAGTTAATAAAATACAACATACAGTTTTTGATTCTGAAGATGAAGTACCTTCAAATATACATTATTTGCGGGAGTGGCGGGAGTGCGTCCTCTCGGATTGGGTACTTGCAGATGATGGCTGTGTAATACAAGTTTTACGTAAAGGTTCTATGACTAGGGCCAAGGGAAAGGTGCGTAAAGTAGACTATATAGGTACCTGTACGGGTACTTTTGTAGTATCGAAAAAGACAAAGATGGATACATCTAAAAGGACTAACATATATTCAATTGGAGGTGATGTTGAAAGAAATCAAAGACTGGATGAAAGAGAAAGCTTATCCACACGTGAAGAAATATTTGTTAAATACCTGGCAGGCGGGATGGATCATAGGGAAGCGTATCTTAAAGCGTTTCCTACGAATGATCCTCACTATGCTGGAATACGCTCAGGCCAACTTGTCAAAACTGCTAGAATAAGGAGTGCTATGAAGGACGAATTAAAACCATACATGGAAGCTTTGGGATTAGATGAGAACTATGTTCTTGCTAATATAAAGGAGGTAATCGACTCTAGCGAAAAGGATGATACGAAGTTAAAAGCTTTGTTCAAGTTAGCGGACATTTTAGATATGGAAGATAAGAATAAAACACAGGTTACTACCGTTACTGGAGCAATGTTCCAAGGATTTACTCCAGATAAGATAGAGGCGGCAGAAAGGCCTAAAGAAATACAGCAATCTCATGGAGATGAGCCAATCTAGTGAGATCAGCTTTAATTGAAGCTATGCTTGCAAAGGTTAACCATTCTCAGGTGTGGAGGTGGATTGCTTTTGTTAGCATTGCTTTACATATATATAGGAGTTTTTAGTATGGGATCTTTTGGAGAAGGTGCAACAATAAATGATATTTATGATGCATTTAAGTATGCTGAGACAGGGACTCATGAAATAGCTAAAGATACGCCCTGGATAAGGACTACATTGGAAGGTAGTGGGTCTACTGCTTACGGGCCTGTTCAGCTAACAGGGGCAGATGATAGTATGATCCATAATCAGATTAAAAATAATTTTAAAAATACTGGTATAGATTGGACTGAAGAAGAAAAGACCTTTATGAAGAAATATAGAAAAGAGTCTTTAAAAAGGTTGGCGCATGGCGGGATGGAGAAAGTAGGAGTAGTAGATTCTAACGAATTAATATCTAGCAAGTCTAAAGAATATAAGGATATGGGGATTACCGCAACTACTAAGTATGATCCTAATTATGATTATGGGGGAAGCGGCAATCTTACAGATGATGATAAGAAGGTATACGAACAAGTTGCAAAAAAATTTATGAAACGTGAATGGGACAGGGCTGTCAAGAATACCCCTGAGGGGAAGAGTCCTATGTACTTATTAAAGAGATACTGGAGATTTGGAAATAAAACTGAAGAACAAGATACTGAATATTTTGAAAAATTTGACCTTCAATTGCAGAAGAATATGGACTTTAGAAGGGATAATCCTACTGTAGACTCTTTGATAGGTAAATGGTCAAATGAAGATAATATCTTTGCATGATAAATGAAGCTTTCGGATAAGGATATTGAAAGAGCAAAGAAATTTGCACAAAGAATTAGAGATTACTTTAAACAGCCTAAATGGCTAAAGAAAAAGGGAAGAAATGGCAAACTATGATAATTATGCATTTGATGCAATGAATGAAAATAATCCAGATAGAGATATTACAGGTGGTGCAATAGCTTATTCTGAATATGAAATGGATATGACTCCTAAGCAGCAAGAGAAGTATCGTAAAACTCTTATGGGAACTTTAGAAGGCGCTTATCGTAGCGATCCTCATAAGGGTAAACTAGACTTTAACAAATGGTTAGATAATTTAAAGCCTGACCTTGTTATGGAAAGAGCTCGTAAGTGGAGAGAGCTAAGGGAAGAAGGGAAAGGAAAAGAGCAAGAAGATTATCGTCAACTTGAAGATGCTGGTTTATTAGAAGGTCTTCTTATGAAGCATACAGGAAGGTTAGAAGATGTTAGAGAGATTATTGGGAACGATACTCCTAGACCTATTGAAGAATTTGCTCCTACACCTATGGAGTTCCGTAAATAATGGCTGATAAAGATAAAGGCTCTATACAGGACAGCTTGTCTACGGCAGCTAGCAAGTTTAGCGTTTCACATAATCTTTATGATATATTGGGACAAACCTTATTAGATGGTGTTAAGTCTGGTCGTCTTAATCCAAGAAGAGCTGAGGACTTATTAAGGAATATGGGTACTGCAAATATTGGAGTAGATCTAGGAAAAGGTTATGGGTTAGATGTTGGATACAATCAATATATAGGTGATAGAAGGCAGGATTTAAAACTGAATATTAGTAAAAAGTTTTAATGGCTAATATTAATACTCAGAATGTTTCAAAGGTTGAAGAAGAATTAAGACTAGCTCATAATGACTTAATTGCGTTTGGAAAGCTTTTTCTTCCTGATGATTTTATGCGTTCTGAAACTCCTTTCTTTCATTACGAGGTAGCAGATGCTTTAGCTGATATGGATTTTAGGCAGCTTGCTGTTATTCTACCAAGGGGTCACGGTAAAACAGTTCTTACTAAGTGCAACATATTGCATGACTTCGTATTTACAAAGGAACCTTTGTTCTATGGATGGGTGGCTGCAAGCTCTAAGATCTCAGTTCCGAACTTGGACTATATTAAATATCATATAGAATATAATGATAAAATTAAATATTACTTTGGTGATATGAAGGGTAAGAAATGGACAGAAGATGATATTGAGCTTAAAAGTGGTTGTAAACTTATTTCTAAGAGTAACCTTTCTGGTATTCGTGGTGGTGCCAAACTTCATAAAAGGTATGATCTTATTGTACTGGATGATTTTGAAGACGAGAACAATACTATTACTCCTGAGAGCCGCTCAAAGATATCCAATCTTGTTACCGCTGTTGTCTTTCCTGCCTTGGAGCCGAAAACAGGAAGATTAAGAATAAATGGAACTCCAGTTCATTATGATAGCTTTATACAAAAAATATTAACTGGTCATGAGCAGGCTGCAAAAGAAAGAGAAGATTATTCATGGAAGGTTATTACATATAAGGCTTTAATGGATGATGATCAAGTTCTATGGCCTTCATGGTTTGGTCACAAGGAAATGGCTCGTAAGAAGAAGTTCTATGCTGATAGTGGAACTCCTCAAAAGTTTTATCAAGAATATATGATGGAAGTACAGAGTGAGGAAGACTCTATCTTTAATAGAGATCATGTTAAGTATTGGGATGGTAGCTTTACTAAAGACGAAGAGACTGGACTTACATATATTATTCCTGATGGAGATGATCCAAAGCCTTGTAATATATTTGTAGGAGTTGATCCTGCTACAGACTCTGCTAGAAGAAACTCTGACTATAGTGTTATATTGGCTATAGCAGTTACCCCAGATAATAACATATATATATTAGACTATGTAAGAAATAGAACTCTTCCAGTGCTAGGAATACCTGGAACTGATAAGAAGGGAATAGTTGATTATATATTTGATTATGCTAAATTT